CCTGTGCGATAGCGGATTGAATCTCCGCGTTGTCCCACACGTCTAGCCCTGTCTGTGTAAGCTCGATCAGCATTTCCTTGACACTGCCATTGCTGGTTGCATCGCCAAGGTAGTTGTTGGCCGTGTTGAGGTACTGCTCTGGTGTGTATGCCATGGTGGCTCCTTGTGGCTCGTTAAGTTTCGCAACGATTGCGTCGTTGATGACGCGATAGCTTTCGACGATGTTTCTGTCCGCCGCAATCAGATGGCCAACGCTCTTGCAAAAGTTCGAGTACAAGTCGTTGACCTTGGGTCTGTACAGCATGAGTGGGACAAGCGTGTCCATTGCAAGGTGTGCAACAGCGCCAGCCAGCCCCGTTTTGCCTGTGGCGGTCTGAATTTTCTTGGCCACGTAATCGTCTGAGTCAGTGGCAAGTTGATCGCACACGTAGGCGCGCATTTTTACTCGCCTGCTGTGTGTGGAGACGCTGTAGATGGCACGAAGCTCGTTTGCTGTGGCGTCATCGTCCAGCACGCTGAGTAGCTGTGTGAGGTTGTTCGAGTAGGTCATAGACCCTCCTGTGGTTTGCCAAGTGTATAACACGTTATACACAGCAGACAACAGCCTGCCGCGCATAACGTAATTTGTGGAAAAGGAAAGCCGAGCCGAAGGCCGTCGGCTCAGCGGAAAAGAAGTACCTTAAAAGGTGTGCGCGCCTGCGCCCGCGTTAGGATGGTGGTTCGGATTTTTCGATGAGTTCTTCTAGGTGCGCCCGGCGTGCGTCGGTGATTGTTCTGGCCCACTGCGACGCGCCTAGACCGTCAACCAGCCAGACCACGCTCAAGCCCAGATCGGTGGCCGTAGCCTCTGCCGCCTCGAAATCCCCGTGATCTCCCAGTGGCGCAAGCTCGCCCGAGACCAGTAGCGCAAACCACTGGCGACTCCATGCTGACTCCCTTCTCATGTGCATACCCCCATTGTGATGCGTAGTGTGATTGCGACGATGCCAGCCACGACCGCCACGAGGCCGATGGCCCCAAGCGTAGCTATCGTGTAGGCCATCCATGCTGGCAGGTAGACAGGCTTCTCGTCTGCCCATACTGCGTTGTCGAACTCGCGTTGCTTGTCGTCGATCATGCGTACTCCTGCATATCTTCTGCGGTGACTCGGAGCCGTGGCTTGCCACGACCTGATTTGCACATCCAACACGAGCATTTTCTCATGTTGTCTGCATGCGTAGACACGAGCCAGTGGTGTCGTTCTGCCCCTGCCGCGTCGTCTTGATCTGGCGTCCAAGACATGAGCTTGCGCCTAGCCTTGTCCATCATGCGTTGCCGCTGTGCGCGACGGTACGCTCTCGTTCTCATGTGACCCCCTTACAGGTACGTGATGATGTAGGTGACGATTGCCACGGGTATAGCGTAGACCGCGATCTCGCTTACGAAAATGGCGGCGATTGCTATGCGCTCGCGTGCCTTGCGTCGTGCTTGTCTAACCTTGTATGTCTGCATGTGCGTGCCTCCAGAAATCGACAGACGAAAAAAAACCCCACAGGCGCGAGCCTGCGGGGTTGTGTGTGTGACTGCGCGATCAGGCAGTCAGAGCGGCGAGGATGGCGTCACGCGAGTCCGCGTCAAGGCCCGCGATGAAGTTACGCGAGCGGGTGAGTTCACGCGACTGCGCTGTGGTCAGCGCCATCGCGGGAGCGTCCACGACCGGAGCCGCAGGCGCGGGAGTCGGAGTTTGTGCGGCGCGAGCGGCACGCTTGCGAGCGAGTTGGTCTTTGCAGGCGCGCTCAAGCGCGGCCATGTCCAACTGCCCGTCACGCTCGATCATGGCGATTGCGACGGCGAGGCGCATAGCCTTGAACCCGTCGGGTCGCTTCGCCTGTGCGCGCTTGAGTCGCGTTGCGAGTTCGGCGAGAACGGCGTCGGCGGTGAACACGCCCGAGGACAGGTGCGCGGAAAGGGTTACGAGCGAGAGTAATGCGGTAGTAATCGTAGTCATGGTGACCTCCAAGGTCGTTGTGAGTGAGCGAACCGAACGAGCTGTTCGGCTCACCCAAGAAGTACCTTTCGCCCGCCCGCGCTCGCGTGTGCGTGGGACGACACCGAACCGCCGCTGACCGTATCCTACGGATATGATTGGAATTTTTGCCTCAGAGCCGTTTTGCGCGTCCTTGCGCGCGCGGCGCGTGAAACGTCCGGCCAGCCCAGACCGACCAAAATCCCCCTTATGGGGGGATTTTTTGCGTGCGAAATCAGCACGTTACGCTCGACCGCGACGCATTTGCGCGTCAGGCGCGCATACGCGCATGGGACGAGGGGGGGGGCGTCCCGCCGACCCGGTTTGCGATGCCAGTGTGTCACTCCCCTGCCGTTTAACTAAGCGCATCAAATTTTGAAAACGTCCGAAAAGAAAAGAGCAAGTGTGACAATCACTTGCGAAACGTGTAAAAAGCAATTCAAGACTAAGCGTTATCACCAAGATCGACGTAAATTCTGTTCTTGGGAATGCAGAAAGCTCGCGCCAGAGGCGCGAAAGGCCAGAAACATTATGAATCTTGCAGAGAAAGAGCGTCTAACACCCGCCCAGAGCGCCAAGATACGGGCTGAGATAGGCGATTATCTAAAGGGACAGATAGATTTGGCCCACCAAGTAGTGCTTGGCCACATCACATGGAACCCTACGCAGGCCAGAGTCTTCGGAATGCTCCTGAATAAGGTAGTTCCAGACCTGAATGCGTCCTTCGTACAGCACGAACACACGACAAAACAGCTAACAGAGCTATCGAGAGAAGACCTAGAGGCTATTGCGGCTGGCGTTTCTGAAATAGAGGTGGAGTCTCAGGAGGGATTACTCATTGAAGGTAACCAATAATCAGGCAGAAGCCTTAGAAACCAACATCACACTGGCCGAATTTGGGACAGCCATGTCCCAAATTAACTTAGACGGCGTGCCAGAGCACAGAAAAAGCGATGCAATCCGCGATCATCTAGCCAAGGTCATGGCTGAAGCACTGAGAGACAAGGAGAAGGCGCAGGAACTTCACATCAGCCGCATATTAAAAGGCGCATTGTGAGTAAAGTCTCCCAGAAGCAGGTAGCGAAATACCTTTTACGCATACGGGACGCCAACGAGGGTTTTCTTGGCTTCGTAAAACTGATGTATCCCGATTGGGTTCTGGCCGATTTCCAATTAGAACTAATAGAAGCCCTAGATAGCCTAGAGAAAGGTACGCTAGGAGTTAATAATCTCCTTATCACCATGCCGCCACGGCATGCCAAGTCCACATTCGGCACAGTCCTGTTCCCCAGCTACTTCATGGCCCGCGATCCACAGCGGTACATTATGTCCTGCTCGTACAACGCCCAACTGGCCACCGACTTCGGCAGACAGGTACGCACAGTTGTAGAGCAGAACCTAATCAACCAAGCATTCCCCGACTTCACTCTGTCCCAAGAGTCACGGGCGGCAGATGTGTGGCGCACAGAATCAGGTGGAGCCTATTTTGCGGTCGGTGTTGGCGGCACAACCTCTGGCCGACCAGCCAATCTCCTGCTTGTGGACGACCCCATCAAGTCAAGAGAGGACGCAGAGTCCCTGACCCAGCGCAATAAGACGTGGAACTACTACACCTCTGCACTAGCCACTCGTCTCCAACCCAGCAACAAAGGCGACCAACCAAAACAGATAGTCATCCTAACCCGCTGGCATCCAGACGACTTAGCCGGGCGCATTATGGAGAGCGACGATTGGAGGGAAGGCCGCTGGAAGCACATCAACTTTCCCGCCATCAAGAAAGTAGGCGGCAAGAAAATAAGTCGCCGCCTGCTTCCAGAGGACGACCCTCGATATGTCACGCCTGACGAGTATCGAGCACTTTCTCCGGCAAAGCGAGACATACAGGAAGAGAAAGAAGCCCCCTTATGGCCGGAACGCTTCCCACTCGAAGACCTGAAACGCAGAGAGCGTCTAAACCCGCGAGAGTTCGCCAGCCTGTACCAGCAACAGCCCTACATTCAAGGCGGCAACCTGATACGCACAGATTGGTGGCGCAACTACCCATCTGATCTAAGACCGGAATCCTTTGCAACATTAGTTATCGCGGCAGATACCGCATTCAAGAAATCGGAATCAGCAGACTATTCCGTCTTTGTTGTGGCAGGCATGGATAAGAACGGAGACATCTACATCGTTGACGTTGTTCGTGGCAAGTACGACTTTCCAGAACTCAAGCAACGCATGATCCAGATGAACAACGCATGGCGAGGCAGGGGTCTACGCGCAATCTACATCGAAGACAAAGCCTCTGGCCAATCCTTAATCCAAGAACTCAAGCGAGAGTCCGGTGTCAGCGTAATCCCCTACAAGGTTGTCAGTGACAAGGTAGCCAGAGTAAACGCCATACTTCCCCTAATAGAGGGAGGCAGGGTCTTTTTACCTGAGTCATCTGATTGGCTTGATGAGTTTGCTGACGAGTGTGTATCTTTCCCCAATGGCAATCATGATGACCAAGTGGACGCCATGACCATAGCTGTTGATGTATTATCTCGAACATCAGTTTCTCCAGAGGCTTATGATCTCCATTCAGACCCCGCCCAATCTTTGAACCAGAATCCTGAAAGGGACTTTGGCAAGTCCCTTTTTCAGACAGTGAAGAAAGGGCGTATCAACTGGAAAGGCTGGGGTATGTAAGGACGACAAAGGCTATATACAGGACTAATATCCATCTATGGCGACTTCAGGCCCAAAAAATACACCATCACTCCCTTCAGGCTCCTCATATAACAGTGCGGAGTATGTTGCGTCATCTGTACCCAACGAAGGGATGATCGTAGACCTTTCTAGGTACGCAAACCAGCTAATCAACTACGAAGACATATCTTCGATGCTCACTGAAGAAGAAGAGCGTCGGATCGTGGACTACGTTAAGTCCATGGTCGATATGTCCTACTTCAAGATTCGCAAACGCTACGACCACTGGAAAGAAGCTGACCGCGCTCACGATGTCTATGTCCCACCGGACACCACAGACTTCCGCGAGAAAGCTGTCATGGCCGACACCCGCGCCATCGCAGACACCGTTCTGACCTACCTCATGGCCGCACTTGGCGGCAGGAACCCGATGTTCCAGCTTGAGGGGTTAGACCGCGACTCCCGAAAAGCCTCCCTGATCCTAGAGCGCGTTTTGCACCAGCAGATGCGCAGAACCGCAGGTGAGGCGCGCCTAGCTCAGATGCTCATGGACAGCATCCGCTACGGCTTTGCCCCGACAAAAGTAATCTGGGACAACGATTCCAACCAGAATAGGCTGGTCAACTTCGATCCACGCCGCTGTTTCCCCGATCCCCGCGTAACATGGGGCGATTGGGAAAGCATGCAGTACATCGTATTCACTGACTACCAATCCTATAACTCGCTCTTATACAGCGGTCTGTACCCCAAGCTGAAGCAGAACAAAGCTCTGCGCCACAAGATGAGTCCACCGCGTAACGCATGGAACGCTCACAAGTGGCACAGAGAAGAAGGTCGCGGTCTATCAATAGACCCAGCCTCTCCTCTCCAGCGCGAGCGAATGGATCACAGCTATTTCACTCTTGGGGATGCCCGTGTCATCGACGAGGCGTGGGTACGCCTCTCTGGACATGAAATCGGAATACCGACGATTGACCAAATTTTCCTTGTCATATCTATCCTTGACGAGAATGTGGTCGTCCGATTCCAGCTAAACCCATACGGCAGACAGTTCCCAGCCGTAATTGGCGGTCTATACCAAGACAGCCACAAGACATACGGCCAATCACTGTATGACCTCATCTTGCCAATGCACGATGTTGCCACATTCCTGATGCGTAGCCGT